TTATTCGTCTTACTGAACACTCTAAAATTGTTATTGATGAATACATTTACGATCCTGATCCGAGCCAAAGCCGCATTGCTCTCCAGATGGCAAGTGGAACAGCGCGTTTTATTACTGGAGCGTTGGGTCGAATAAACAATGACAGGATCTCAATCGAAACGCCATCAGCCAGCATTTTTATAAGAGGGACGGATTTTACGACAACGGTTGATGAGCTTGGGCGCAGTCTTGTGATTCTGCTGCCAGACGCTAATGGCAATTCTTCCGGTGAAATAACAGTAGAAACAATGGCTGGGATTGAGGTTTTAAACCAACCCTACCAAGCAACTATGGTGAGCGTAGCCGAAAACCCTCCTACGCAAGCTGTACAGTTGCAAAATATGTCTCTTTCTTTTATTGACAATTTATTGATTGTTGCTCCTCCAGAAGAAGTACAGCAAGCTGTTGAGGAACAAAGTTCAAGCGTCAATAACGTATTGGATGTAGATTTTTTGGAAGAAAACGATTTGGATGATGACAGCGGTCTGTCAGAAGATGAATTACAAGATGAAATAACAAGATTAGACGTTGATTTTTTGTCAGTAGATTTTCTACAAGATCTGTTAGAAATGATAGAAGAGGTTTCTGCAGGCACTAAAGAAGACACTGCTGCAGGTGAATTAGATGGCATGACAATAGAAGGCATTGCGCCCGGACTCGATGAAAAAGCACAAACATATACGTTTGTAGAAGGTGAGGTATTTACTTTATTTAGACAAGTAGAAAACACAATCGATTTAGAGCTGGATAAAAGCAACGCTTATAATTTACACATTCTTTCTGCTGGAAGATCTATCAATGTTAAGATAAATGGAGGAGGAGACAATGAAATTATTATCAACCAGTCTGATTAATTTAATATTTATTTGTTCTCCTGTTTTTGCTTCAGATAATTCTGTCGAAGTTAGAACAAAAGGAAGTTCATCTCTCATACACATAACCCAAGCGGGTACGTCTAACACCGCTCGTGTGTGGTGCGGATTATCAACGGGAGTTTATACCCAGCATAATTGCAGTAATGCAGAAATCGACATCGACCAAACCGGCACGAGCAATGTTGCACGTGCTTATAGTCAACTAGCCGCGCACACGGGAAATGAATATAAGATAGAACAAACAGGCAACGATAACTTCGGGTACATTGATGCTGACGACGATTCAAACGACATGGATATAATACAAAACGGCAACGATAATGATGCCGAAATCTACATGCAAGGCGATAATAATATCTATGAGATCACCCAAACAGGTGACGATAAAGAAGGCGAAATAAGAGCCTTCGGAGATGACTCAAACTTTAGTATTAACCAGTCTGGTTCTGGGGAGCATTTCGCTAAAATTTATGCCAGTGGCTCTGCTGACAATAATGATGCTGCAATAACCCAGACGGGCAGTGGCGATCACTATATGAGGCTAAATTTTTATACAGACGACTACAATGTAACAGCTAGTCAATCAGGAACAACCAATAAAAGCATCACGGCCACTTATAATTGCGTAACCAGTTGCAATAAAACCGTAACGATAACCCAAGGCGATTAATGAAGCTGGCACTGAAAACAGCGACTGTAGTTGCGATACTTGTTTTGCCTTTAGTTTTTCAATTGACAGGGTTGGAAATTTTAAAGCTTAAAACTTTTGATTCTTTAGTTTCTGAATACGAGCAAAGCAATTATTTTTCCATATTAAATATTACCGAAGAAGATATTAACCGCGAAGGTGGCTGGCCCTTACCCAGATCTCGTCTTGCTGAAATACAAAATCAGCTAATGGAACGCGGAGCTTTAGGTGTTGGATGGACAGTAGCATTTCCACAACCTGATAGATTGGGAGGCGATGAAGAGTTTGCGCAATCGTTACAAGGAAGTAATAGCGTCCTTGCAATGTACGAAAATAAAGGCTCAGGCTTTCCAGAAACCGTTGGTACGGTCATTATCGGAGATCCGGTCGGAGGCTACTCTGCTTTAGGGGTCGTGCAAAATATCGAAGTGTTGCGTAATGCAGCATCACAAGGAATTGCATCTGCTCCGGTTGATGTAGATCAATTGGTTAGAAGAATGCCATTATTAATGAAAACTCCCGACGGATGGGTTTCTGCTTTTGGCACAGAGGTTTTAAAAGTATTAGCTGATGCAGGCACGTACATAATCAGAACCAATCAAAATGGTATCCAAGAGATTATTGTCCAAGGATTGCCTCCAGTAGCGACTGATAGCTTGGGTCGAAAGTGGCTCAGCTGGGTAAATACGCACCAAACGACGCTTGCCGAGATGGATGTGCAGGACCGTTTTGTTTTTATCGGCACTGACGCTGCCGGGATCATGCCTCAATTAGCCACCCCGGTTGGATTGCTTGAACCACACAAAATACAAGCGGCTTTAGCGGAATCAATATTGATAACAGATAGTCCGCGCATACCAGACTGGTCTTTTGCTGTTGAATTGGGTGTTTTTGTCTTTTCAGTAGCTCTTGTATGGCTCTTAGCAACAAAATTAGGCATTACCCTTGGGGTTATATCCTTTTTTACTGTTTTTTTTGCTACAGGAGCTTCGGGAGTCTATTTAATACAAAGCGGATTGCTTATAGATGTTACTTGGACCTTGATTTCTCAGTTTTTCGCAGCTTCTACGGCGTTTTACCTGAACTTCCGCACACAATATAAAGCCAGACAGCTTATTAAGCAGCAATTTGGTAAGTACCTTGACCCACGCATGGTCAAAAAGCTGCAAGATAATCCTGAATTATGCCAAATAAATGGTGCTAGGGTGGATTGCAGCATCATATTCACTGATTTAAGAGGATTTACCAGTCTTTCAGAGTCGGTAGAGCCTGAAATAGTGACGTACATTATGAACAACGTGCTGGATGTGCAGGTAAAAGCTGTGAATAAGTTCGGTGGCGTGACTGATAAGTTTATTGGTGACGCAGGCATGTTTCACTTCAACACCATTATTCCACAGCCTGACCACCATGACCTTGCGTTAGCAGCAGCGCAAGAAATAGAGAAAAACATAAAAGAACTCAACGCGAAGTTCAAAGAAGAAGGCATACCAGAGATTGCTATCGGCGTGGGAGTCAATTCGGGCATTTGTATCGCTGGAAATTTTGGAGCAACTGACCGATTTTCGTTCAGTTTGATTGGCGACCCGTGCAACGTCGCCGCAAGGCTCGAATCAAGTACAAAAACTGTTGGTTTTGGAACTCTCATTGGAGAAGAAACTGCACAAAATTGCAAATATTTGTTAAAATCTTTAGAGCCAATTAGCGTAAAAGGTAAAAGTGAACCTTTAAAGGTATTTACATGGGATTTAAGTTAGCAATTATCAGCACCGGACTATTGATAGCAGTGACAACTGCATCTTGGTTCTATATTAAGTTGCAAGCTGATGAGATATCTACTCTTAAAGCTAATGCGGTTGTTTTGGGAGATAAAATAGAAGAGCAGAATGCAAGTATTGATAACTATTTGGCAAGGCAAAGAGAAACCGCGACGCAGATCAATCAACTGAACGCACAAAATCAAGAAGCAGTGCGTGAAGTTAATCAGCTTAGAAATACTTTCCAAAAACACAGCTTAGGCAATTTAGCTTTAGCCAGACCGGGGCTGATAGAAAATGTCATAAATAACGGAACCGCTAAGGTTAAAAATGATTTTTTAGCGTTAACAGACCCAAACATGTTTGAAAGGAATGATGAAGTCTCTGCTACTAACGATTAGTATTATTTGGCTACTAAGCGGGTGTTCGTTAATTCCGCAAAATCGCACACAGCCAATTCAAGTACAAACCATTACTTTGCCTGCTCCGATGTTTCATCCTCCGATGCCATTGGAGGTAAACCTGCAAGATGTAACTTGGCGCGTTTTAACTCCAGAAATTATGGCTGAATATCTTGCGTTAGTTGAAGAAGGCTCAGCGCCAAGTGAGCCATACTATGCATTGTCTACTAATGGATATGAGTCTTTAAGCATGAATATGGCGGAGCTAAAAAGATATGTTACTAACGTATTGGCAATTATAGAGTATTATAGAATGCAAGACGAAGAAACAAGGGCGCGAGAAGAGCAAGAAAATGAATGATATTGGCAATTCATGCGGCTTTGGAAAAACTAGTATGTTAGAAGATCTAATATGGGAGCTACACGATGTCTAATTCACCAGATGCTTTTGTTTATCAGGCAGAACTAGATCGAGTCGTTGATGGAGACACCATTGACATAGTTTTAGATCTTGGTTTTAGCGTAAAACTACATAAACAGCGTGTCAGGTTGCACGGGATAGATACCCCGGAATCCAGAACGCGGAATCTTGCTGAAAAAAAACTAGGGTTAGCTGCCAAAGAAAGATTAAAAGAATTATGTGTTGGTCAGTTTAAAATAAAATCTTTAGGCAAGGGAAAGTATGGAAGAATCCTTGGCATACCGTATAGCGAATCTGGCGAAGACATTTGTCAAATGCTTATTCAAGAAGGGCATGCTGTTAGTTATTTTGGAGGAAAAAAATTTGCTAAAGTCAGGGATGATGGCACATGGGGAGAGTAGAGTGAAAATATCTGAAGAAGGAAAAGCGCTTATTAAAAAATTTGAAGGCTGTGAGCTGGAAAGTTACCACTGTAGCGCTTCAGTTCTAACAATTGGTTATGGACACACCAAGGGCGTGAGCGACGGTGATACTTGTACACAAGAGGAAGCTGACAAAATGTTAGCTGAAGACCTAGAAGAATTTGAAGGCTATGTGGATAAATATGTGGAAGTTGACCTTTCACAGAACCAAAGAGACGCAATTATTGCGTGGACATTTAATTTAGGCCCAAGAAACTTAAAAAGCAGCACGATGCTCAAGGAGCTGAACGCTGGCAACTATGCAAAAGTGCCTTCGGAAATGCGACGGTGGAACAAAGCGGGAGGCCAAACTCTTGAGGGTCTAATTCGTAGGCGTGAAGCTGAAAGCTTGTTGTTTGAAGGCAAGGAGTGGCATGAGGTTTAATGACTGAAGTTTCTTTAAAAGATTTTGACATACTTTCACAACAAGATCAGGCAGAAGCACTTGCATTGCTCAACAGGTATGATCAATTAAAAAAACAAAAAGCCTGTCAAAAGGATTTTATTACTTACATAAAGCATCTTTGGCCAGACTTTATCGAAGGCCGTCATCATAAAATTATAGGCGAAAAGTTTAATCGTATAGCGCAAGGTAAACTTAAACGACTTATAGTATGTCTGCCCCCTAGACACTCTAAGTCTGAGTTTGCCAGCACGTATTTTCCCAGCTGGATGATGGGGCTACGTGGCAATTTAAAAATAATTCAAACGACCCACACGGCTGAATTAGCGGTACGATTCGGACGTAAAGTCAGAAACATAATAGATAGCGAAGATTACAGTGCTGTTTTTCCAGAAACAAAGCTACAAGCAGATAACAAATCGGCTGGACGATGGACCAGCAACCAAGATGGAGAATTCTTTGCGGCTGGCGTAGGTGGCGCTATCACAGGTCGAGGCGCAGATCTTCTTATAATTGATGATCCGCATTCAGAGCAAGATGCTTTGTCTGCAACATCTATGGAAAGCGCTTACGAATGGTACACATCTGGCCCCAGACAGCGACTACAACCGGGCGGAATTATTATTATTGTAATGACTAGATGGTCTACTAAAGACTTGGTTGGCAAGGTTTTAAAAAAACAAAGCGAAGAAAACGCTGACAAATGGGAAGTGGTCGAATTCCCTGCAATAATGCCTGAAAGCGACACACCGTTGTGGCCCGAATTTTGGAGGAAAGAAGAGCTTTTGTCTGTAAAAGCTTCGCTACCCGTATCAAAGTGGAATTCTCAGTGGCTTCAGAACCCTACAGCAGAAGAAGGGGCTATTGTAAAGCGCGAGTGGTGGAAAACTTGGGAAGGCGACGTGCCACCATACAGCTATGTAATACAAAGTTTAGATACAGCTTTTTCTAAAAAAGAAACTGCCGACTACAGCGCTATTACTACTTGGGCAATTTTTAGCCCACAAGACGGAGAGCCAGATCAAATTATTTTGTTAGACGCAAAACGTGTGCGGGTTGACTTTCCAGAATTAAAAAAATTAGCGTGGGAGGAATACAGATACTGGGAACCCGATTGTATTTTGATTGAGGCAAAAGCAAGCGGTACGCCACTCACGCAAGAGCTTAGGCGCATGGGGATACCTGTTACCTCATATACGCCGAGTCGAGGGCAAGACAAAATTGCAAGAATGAACAGTGTTGCTCCGATATTTGAATCAGGCATGGTTTGGGCAACAGAAGATAATTTTGCTGATGAGGTAATTCAGGAGATGGCCGCGTTTCCATACGCTGACCATGACGACTACACTGACAGTGCTACAATGGCTTTAATGAGATTTAGACAGGGCGGTTTTGTGTCGCTAGGTGAAGACTATCAAATGGAGGCAGATTTATTACCGCGAAAGCGCGTTGTTTATTATTAAAATGCGCGATAAGTGTTAAACTGAAAAGCTATGGCGATTGAGAAAAAAGAACTAGGAACACAAGACAATCCAGACGTAAGAGTTGGGGGTAGAGCCATAGAGGTCTTTCCAGAGCCTAGTCGTCAAGAACAAATTCGAGAAGCTGCAGAAATATTGGTAAATGAAGAAGGAGTTCTTGTTGATGACGAGATGTTAGAAGAGCTACCAACACAAGATCAAAGCGCATTTGACGCTAACTTGGTTGATTTGATTGAAGATAGAGAGTTGCAAAGTCTCTCTAGTGACATCTTATCTAGCATCAGGCAGGACAAAGACTCTAGAAGCGAATGGGAAAAGACATACGTTGATGGCCTGAAGTATTTGGGCATGAAATTCGACGAATCGCGCTCTGAGCCGTTTGAGGGTTCTAGTGGAGTAATACACCCAATTTTAGCTGAAGCAGTTACACAATTTCAGGCGCAAGCTTACAAAGAAATGCTACCAGCAAAAGGTCCAGTTAAGACCCAGCTAATTGGACAGAGAAGCGCTGACACAGAAGCGCAAGCAGATCGAGTTCAAGAGTTCATGAATTTCTACATAATGAATGTTATGAAAGACTACGATCCAGAGCTAGATATGCTTTTGTTCTATTTGCCACTAGCAGGTAGCGCGTTCAAAAAGATTTATTTTGATACGGTGTTGAATAGGGCTGTATCTAAATTTATATCTCCAGAAGATTTAATTGTGCCTTACGAAGCATCAGACTTATCAAGTGCTGAACGTGTGACGCATGCAATTAGCATGTCGCGTAACGAGATTAAAAAACAACAACTTTCTGGTTTTTATGCAGATGTAGAAATAAAAGAAAGCTCGTATGACCCTGATAATTCGGATGTTCAAAAAGAAATAGATGATATCGAAGGCGTTGGCCCTTCTTATGCCGAAGACAGAGATCATACTGTATATGAAGTACACACAATTCTAGACTTGAAAGGATTTGAGGATGCTGGCCAAGATGGACAACCGACAGGTTTGAAGCTTCCTTATATAGTTACAATAGATGAGTCATCACAAACCGTCTTATCAATTCGTCGGAACTATGTAGAAGGCGACCCTTACAAGAACAAAATTAATTACTTTGTGCAATACAAATTTTTACCCGGACTAGGCTTTTATGGCTTAGGTCTTTCGCACATGATTGGCGGTCTATCTAAAGCATCTACATCTATATTGCGACAGCTAATCGATGCAGGAACCCTTGCTAATCTACCAGCTGGCTTTAAAGCCAGAGGTATGCGTATCAGAGATGAGGACGAGCCATTACAGCCCGGAGAGTTTAGGGACATTGACACGACAGGCGGATCTCTGCGTGAAAATCTAATTCCTTTACCTATAAAAGAACCAAGCAACGTGCTTATGTCTTTGCTTGGCATACTTGTAGATTCAGGAAAAAGATTTGCAGCAATAGGCGATATGAATGTTGGTGATATGAACCAAGCAATGCCTGTTGGAACTACCGTTGCGTTGTTAGAGCGCGGTACGAAAGTTATGAGCGCAATCCACAAGCGGTTGCATTATGCGCAAAGATTAGAGTTTGGTTTGCTTTCTAAAGTGTTTAGCGAGTACCTGCCTCCACAGTATTTATATGAAACTGGCACTGGTCCTAGAGAAATAAAACAAACTGATTTTGATGACCGAATAGATGTAATACCGGTTTCAGACCCTAATATATTCAGCCAATCACAACGCATAACGCTCGCTCAAGAGCTGTTACAAATGGTTCAGTCTAATCCGCAAGTACATGGTCCTAACGGAATATATGAAGCTTACAAAAGGATGTACGGAGCTTTAGGCGTAGACAATGTAGAAAGCTTGTTACAACCTCCCCCAGACATGACTCCAAAACCTATAGACGCTGGATTAGAAAACTCTGCGTTTTTGATGGGGCAACCAGCGCAAGCGTTTGAAGGGCAAAACCACAGAGCGCATGTTGAGACACACAGAGCGTTGTTTTTGACTCAAGTTGTAAAAGAAAACGCACAGATACAGGCAACAATCATTAGCCATATTATGCAACACTTACAATTCCTTTCAGCAGAACTTGCTAGAGAACAAATGCCCCCAGAAACCATGCAAAGAATTGGGCAGATTCAGCAA